TAGGTGCTGGTTTGTATCCACGAGTCTTAAAGATATCGTAGAGTCGTTTATTGAATGATTCCTGATCGATTGCCATACTATTATTTATCTCTTTTAACTAATCACAGCAAAGAACGGCAGGGGTGCAACCATTTCATCATGGTCACGCATATGCTCGGTTAAATCACTGTGAAAGTCTGTAATGTCTTGTAATATACGTACTACAAGTAATGTTGCCATAACTAAATCATCGTTATCTCCGATCTTAGCGGCATAACTGCCACCAGATGCAACAAATGTTTTTAATTCACTGATCAATGCTTTACTTTTAACATTCATTTTTTTGCTTTCCATCAGTGTTTTGAATTTTGCACAAGCCGCAAGTTTGACTTTTTGTGTTGTATTATATCCTCTACGTTTCTTGCCTTTCTCACTTAAGAAAATACCTTGAATATTTGATTCACCAAACTCTGCTAGTGATATCAATGCGGCTTCTCCAATAGAATTGTTTTCTAGTGAGTAGTATATGTTATTTGGTTCGCCTGTTTCTTCTGCTATGTGTTGTGTAATCTGTCCTAACAATTTAATCTGTTGAGGAATGTCAGTTTTATTATCTTTCCACTCACCGATCTGTGTAGTTGTATTTGCTTCAAAGATTTGTATAGCGGCTGGATCTCCGCCTGTACCCAATGATGGATCTAATCCTACACAATAAACCATACCTTTCTTGGGTTTTTGAAACCATCTGACTTGACCCATTCTATTTGTAGGTTCTACTGATTCTAGCATGATTAGTGTATTCGGATTGATTAATGTTTCATCAGCAATTAAGAATTCACAACCGATCTCACGTGCAAATCTGTCATCACCTAATTGTGCTTTAATTTCTTCTGCCCACTTATCATCACGACCAGGCTGTTCATGCCAATACGATCTAAAAGGTTTAAATCCGTTAACACCTAGTTCTGTTTCTTCTCCTTGTGCATTGAGATTCTTGTTTGCTTGTTTCCAAATCAATGCAAACTGATCTTCATCAGAGTTCGGAGTAGATGTGATGATTGCTTTACCACCTGTTGCTAGTGTGGGTGTAATAGAAGTCCAAAACTGTTCGGCAATTGTCGGTCTTACGAATGCAAACTCATCCAAATACAAGAGTGTAATCGACATACCACGACCCGTATTCTCTGTAGTCGTTGCTGACACAATACGAGAGCCATTCTCAAAATCTAGGGAGCCTTTGTTATATGTAGTGACACCTGCTTTAATATGATTAGGACAATTTTCATATGCATATCTAATACGTTGCATAATCTCTTGTGAACCTGTGTACTTATGTGCGGCAATTAGAATAGTAGCATCAGATACGAACATTGCATACCATAATAGATAACCTGCGGCTGATGTAGACTTACCTGACTGTCTAGGCATTAATGCGATAGAGTATCTATAGTTATGATATGTACTGATTAATCGTTCTTGGTATTCATAAGGATGATATTGAATCGATCCCTGTGTTGGATGCTGAATATAAAAGAAGTTATCCATAAAGTATAGATAACCAGTTTCAGGATCACAACACTTTACAAAATCATCAATTTCTTTTTGATTTTTAAATGCTGTTTTCTTATATGCTGGTTTGACTAATTCGCCCGTACCATTTGAATCCTTTAACATATCTTCTGAAAAATCTATGTGATATTGTCTACCCGGGTGACCATCATTACATGTTACCAATTGGTCTTCATTTAAATATATTTCAGATACAGATGCACTTAACTCTTGCGGTTGTTCTTTGAAGAAAGGTTTTATATCTTTTATCACAGGAAAAAATTTAGGTAGTAATTCATTGTTACGAAAGGCGCCATCATCAGTGACAGAGTAAACTACTTTAGTAATATCTTTTAAATAATTATGAGCACCTTCAACTAATAAACCTAAATGCCATAAACTATCAAAATCAGTGTGATATTTTTTGTAATAATCTTCAGCAAAAGACTCGTATGGTGAAAATTCTAAATGTACTTTAGGATTATAAGGAGTAGTGCTTTTTGTAGATTCTTCAGCCCAAACAACTCTCCGATCGGCTGAGGGCCACTGAATAATTACAGTATCATCACTTTGAAATTGAAATTCTTTAATCATCTGATATACAAATTTCGTAGATGACCCTCCCCTGCCTAAATTTACACATTCTAAATTCCACTTGTCAGCCAACAATTGGGGCCATGCATGTTCACTTGCAGGTTTAATATTAAGAATAGCATCTTGAGGAGATCTATAGTACTCATGTTCTTTGTAAGTAAGACCGTCTAGTCCGATACCCTGAGTATAACTACAACCGAATGCAATGAGTCTCATGTTAATGTGATTTTTTGTAGTCTTGGTAGTCTAAAAAGAAACCAATTGCAACTAAAATATTCATTCCCAATGATGCTATAATCATATGAATATCTTCATAGACATCCATCTTAAGACTAAGATGTAAATGTCCTACTGCCCAAAATGGAATAGCCAATTGCTGACTAATCCATGATAAAGTATATCTTACAAAGATAAATCTATTTGATATCAAGTCCTTGAGCCTTTGTTGCAACAATACAGTAATAGTGTTCTCTCATTTTGATAGTTTCGCCTTCTGGGTCTTCAGGGTTTTGCTGTTCTAAATCAAATTCTAAGTTATTAAATTGATCAATTGAAAAGCCAGTGCGTTGTAACAATGCGGCTAGTTGAGTATGACCAAATATACTGTAATGATTTAAATTAAATTCATGTTTACGATCATTGTCTGGGGCGGGCACTTCAATATAAATTTTTGAACCTTGCTTTAGAATGCGATTGTATTCCATTAAACTAAAAATAGGATAAGGAGAATGTTCTAATGCATGACGTAAGAAAATAAAGTCTACACTTTCATCATAGTAACCTTCTTTCTGAGGCAAGAATGATAAATCATATCCTTTAGTCTTGTGTCCTTTTTCTTCGCAGATTTTGATATCGCCAGGAGACAATGTGATACCTAAAACATCTTCATACCCTCTTTCTTTCATTTCGTCTAAGAAATATCCTGGGCCACATCCTAAGTCTAAAATTTTAGAATCTTTAGGTAATGCTAATGGATCAATATAGTTTTCAACTACTTGTCTAGTTAAGTCTTTATGAAACGGACTATCCCCTTCATCATAGATGTGAGCAGTATAAAGCCACTCGTTGTAAAATTTCAACTTGATTAAGTCGAGTGTGTTGTTAATATCATACGGGATTTCCATTCATTGCTCCTATGCGTGTATATGAAAAGTATGATATTATTTAGTGACTATTGATCTGCGAGAATTTTTTTTATGTCCAAGGACGACTAGTTGCGAGTGGTACTGTTGCAGTAGGTGTTGCTGTATTGCCAACATACTTAGCGGGTAATAAATCAAGGTCAGCAGTGTTTAATGCATTGTAACCGGGTAGACTGACGTTGCCACTTGCACCGCCTTTTCTATTAAGTTCTGCTACTTCGGATACTCTTAACTCTTGTCTAAACTGTAATGTACTAGCAGGAGCACTTGCAGTAGATGCTGGTGTAGTAAGAAATATGTCTGTTGCTGGAATAGTTGTTTGTGTTGCGTTATCGAATGTTTCACTAACAATAGCGCCTGAGGCGAAAGGATCAGTGCCTGTAGCGCCTACAAAGTTCATTGAAGCAAGTGTAGACGTTGGTGTATCGTTATCATTAATACCTGTATTTCTGACTAATGCTAAGTTATAATAGTTCCCGGCGGCAATGCCATCAGTGGCTACGATAGATGCTAATACATCTGCTACAGTAGTTACTGCATCATCAGCATATGCAAAGATTGTAATTAATCCTGTTAAGCCTTTGACTGGTACATTGACGGCTGCCATTATCTTGGATATCCTTTGAAACCTTCGACTGGACTTTCTGTGTTGATTGAAGGTAACTCACTAGATTTCATATCACCGTCGTTTAAATCTTCCCATTCACTGCCTACTGCTTTGTATGCAGACTTTAGCATATTAGATTCTACTTCAGTATATGGTACAGCCATATTACTTGTGCCTATCCAACTTTCTGAATCCAAATTTATTTTTTGATGATCAGATTCTCCGTCTGCTTGTGCAAGAGCCATCATTACACGATTCAATTCATAGACTCTATCTCTGCCGTCTACGTCTTGGAACTTGTGCATTCCTCTTGAACCGTAACGTTGTCTTTTAGTTAATTTACCTGGTGCGTTGTCTTCAGTTATAAATTCTCTTGCTCTCATTATGGAGTTTCTTCTGTTGTAATTGTATCATCGACTTCAGTTGCTAGTTCAGAGTCTACATAACCATCTAGTGCTAGTGGTAAACCTGCTGGTGCTTCGCCTTGGAACATAACTGAAGAATTAATAAAGTGAAATAGTGTTTGTGAACCGGTAACGTTTGCTGGGTCAGGATCGACTAATATTCTGACATTGCCAGAGTTGACATCCATGTCATAACCGCTCCCTCTTATTAACACATTTCCCCATTGTGTAGATGAGTATGCTGAAAACTTGATATTTGCTGAATTAGCACTTAGTTGAGCATCAAGTCTTACATCTTGTTGATCTATTGTGCCTGGGTCATTAGACTTAATAAAGAATGAGCCCAATGTGAATGCATTTGCTGGGTATTCCCAAATAACTTGCTGTGCTGTATTACCTGTCGTATATGTATTCGATGATATAACAGCAGTCGAATATAGGTTTGCAAAGTTGTTATTGATCTTATCAAAGGCAACTCTTAACGGATCACCTGAACCGTCGTTTGGTAACGCTCCTATATTAATAATTTCGTATGTAGCCATATTTTTATCCCAGTCTTATATTGTATTTATGCGATTGGGTAAGTAAGTAATGTTATTGTTTTGGAGGGGTAGCCTTCATATTTTCTCTGGCTAATCCGTTCATTTTTTCAAAACTACGCATACCACCTAGACCTAACATAGACAATGTAAGTGTCATCAAACCTTCTGTTTGAATAACGGGTAGTGTTACATCTGCTCCACTTACTACTACTGCCCAATTAGCAACTGGTGCTAGAACATAAGACCATGCTAGTCCAAATGCACATATCCACATGATTGCAGGTCTTGCCCCTGCTACAAAGATGCTTGGGTGCTTTGCTTGTTCTAAGTTAATTTGATTTTGTTGTAAGTTTGCGTTGTGCAAGACCATTTTGAGTTCATGCTCAAACTCAGCCTTCTTATCCTTATCTACAACAAACTTGTCGAGTAAAGGCGCCGCTAAACCAATTACTGAATCGATAATTGCTAATGCCATTCGTATATCTCCTATAATATACTACTATTTATCTCTCCATTGATAAAGATTGCTTTCAACTTGCTTACGATTATGTGAAAGTATAGGTTCCATGGCTTTATAGATGATTTTTAATTCGTTAATTGACTTGCTTTCAATATATTTTATGACTTCAAATATCTTATATAAACGTTCTTCATGGTTATTACATGTGTCATAAGACTCGTCCCAAAAGTCACTGAATGTTTTATATCCGTGTTCATGTAAGTACTTTAAGGTGCCTGGAGGTGCCATCAATATAAACGGCTTTCGATACCACATCGGTTGATGTACTTTTTCACTGTAGTTTGGTGTTGGCTGTGCAAACCTAGATTCGGTAACAACATCACAAAAAATGTCTTTGTAATACTTTTCTATAGGAGTAAAGTCATCTTCAGACGGATCAAAATGATCATCGACTGTAGTGTTAACAGGGTAAGGAGTCTTTTCTATGTTTAGTAATTCATCAAAGTGTACATCTACGTTATAAGGTCCGTCATTATCTAATGACTGTATACCTTCGTATAAACGTGTTTTATATTTCTTAGGGCATTTTCTTATATCGAACCAAGGCAAGATTTGTAGTTTTGGTAAGTCTGTCTTATAAACAAAACTAACATCTGCTTCACTGTTTGCAAGAAATGCGGCTATTAAATTTCTATGAGGTGTCCATCTCCAATTTAAGTTAATAAACTTTTTTGAAAAATTATTAGCGGCTACACCCAACAAATCCCAGTTATCATATGAATCATCATAGATATTAACGAATACAGCATTTTTAATAAACGTATCTTCACATGTTATTGTCATCCATTCTTTATAATAAGGAAAGATTTCTTCACAATTATAGTCACATGTTTTTACTTTAACATTTGTAAGGTTATTTCTAATAGCATAATCACGTATACAATCTAGTTCATCTGCACGAAAATTTTCTGCTTTTTCTTTGCCATTAAACTCTGAGTAAAATGTCAATGTATGTCCGGGCACTTTTGAATTATCATACATGCACAAAGGTTCATTTAAATAAAAAGTTACAGCAACAGCATTTAAATATTCGACTGTTTCTGGAGAATGATTGATGCTTTCTAGTTCTGACATGCGACCGTTGTACATATATACATATGTTGGATAAGAACCATTGTAACCTACACTAGGTAAGATGCGTTCTTTTAACTGTTCATCTTGCGATGCAGGTCTTTCTTCTAAGTCTGGAAAATTGAACCAGTGTAGTTTATTCCAAATCCACAAATCATCTTTGTTATCGATTGAAATATCAATACCTTCTTGTTGAAGATCACTGGCCATTGGAATCGTTTTTGACATGACTTTATTTATTAAGGTTCGTAGTAGACACAAACATAATCTGCAACTTTCTCAACTTCTGCATCAGTCAGTTCAGGATACATAGGTAAACTTAGCAATGATCTTGTGAGCAATGTACTTGTAGACATTAGATCCGGCTTTGTAAAATTATCTGTGATCGGTAACTCACCTAAAGGTAGTTTGTAATGTATTTTAGTTTCTACATTTTTATTAGTTAACCACTGTTGTAAATCGTCACGTTCTGCACCTGCATTGACTACAAACTTTGAATCAGCATGAGTCTCAAAACCTTCACTTAGACATCTTAATGGCTGAATATGTTTAAATCGATCTAAGTAGTATTGTCTAATTTGCTTTCTGCGTTCTTGCCATTCATCAATGTAGTTTGTTCTAACCATTAAATGGGCACAATCTAATTCACTCATCTTACTATTAGTACCAGAATAGAAATGATGAGGCTTACCGTTGTCTCTCCATTGACTAGCAAATTCATATAAGGCTTGATTGTTTGTAACAATGGCTCCGCCGTTACCTGAAGCATTTAGATTTTTAGTAGGATCAAAACTGATTGCCATTGCAGTGCCTATGTTGCCGTCTGCTATCAACCAATGTTGTGCTCCGTCTACAATAGCAATGTTGTTGTTTAAGACTCCTATACCATTATCACTTTCAACTGCTACTGTAGGTGCGCCGAATAAACCAACATGACATTCAATCTTTTGTAATTCATCTTCTGATTGTGGAACGATAATACCATTTCTATCTGTATCTGCTAGTTCTACTTTCAACCCAGCACTTAGAAATGCATTCATTGTTGCAGGATAAGTTAGATTAGGAACTCTAATTGTTCGATATGTTTCTTTATCATATTCCCATTCTGCATAAGGGTCTTGGTCCGGAGATGTGTCTCTTTCATAACGAGCAATGATCTCTAATGCTTGTGTTCCACTATGACATAATATGACATAAACTGCTTTAGTTTTTATCGATAACCAGTCTGAAAATTTTTGTGCATATATACCGTCATTAAGACTACCACTGGACAATACTGAATCTGTTGCATCAAGCAATTCATCTTTAAGATTTTTGTATTGTCTGTCTAATCCAAAATACTTAACCATATTCTTTTAACAGTGTATGCAAATCGTAGTTACAATCTGCTAGTTTCTGTCCCCTGTGTTCATCTAACAAATCGTTAAACGTTATATACTCTTGTAACATGTTTATATCTTTGCTTTCTTGTTGACATTTTTCTTTCAATGCATTTACGGTATCTTTAAAAATCTGTGACTGCCATTTGCAATCATTTAACATCCACATAAATATTTTTGCAAAGGCTTTTTGTTTAAAGTCTTTGGGCAAATAATCGATATTTAAATGTTGTGGGTCTTGCAATAAAATCGGTCTAATATCAATTAACGGCTTGTTTTCTTTAATGTTAATGTCTTCAAAGTATTTAAACAGATCAACTATCATGTTTAAATTTCCTATCTGAATAACAGGAGTCGCCCATAGTTTAACGTTCTCCATTTCAATTAGTTTGTGTATACTTTCATCAATCTGACTAAATCGACTAGGGTATCTTAAATACTCTTGTACACCTTCATAGCCATCAATACTAAGTTGTAGTATGACTGACTTAAAGTTAGGTAGATACTGATAGAATTTTGGATTGGTGTTTGTAAGATTTGTATTGATAATTAAAGTGATGTCTTTACTTTTATCTAACTCTATTAACTCACTTAATATTTCAAAGTTCTTTTCGATAACAGTAGGCTCGCCACCAGTCATGTAAATCGTATCTATATTGTCTACTTGACTTTTTATATTTTCATCAAACGTATCTGTCTCCCACCAGTAATTACTTTCTACATCAAACTGTGGGTAAAATCTTGTGTACTCTGCGTTGTTAATCTCTAAGATTTCTTTTTCTATTTGACTGCTATTTGTAGGGTTACAACTTCTACACTTAAGATTACATAGATTACCAAAACGTAAATCAAAGAATTTAACTTTTAGATTACTTGTAGTTGTAGTTGGAATAACATCTTTGTATTGTTCGTTATTAATTAATCTACGACTTTGACGACCGTACTTTTCATTGTGATAACATACATCACATCCAGAGATATACTCTCCGTCTAACATCTTTTGTCTTAGATCAACAAAGTCTTTGCTGTTGTAGATGTCATCAATACTATCATAACCCAAGTTATATTTGGTACCGTCTTCTTTTTTAATATAGTCATGTGAAATGCAACAAGGCTTGATTGCCCCGTCAGGATCAACGGTGATGTTTACCCAAGGTAACACACAAAACGACTCGGTCATTTTGCTTTCGGTTTAGGTTTTGCTTTGGGTTTTGCTTTTGCTTTTGCTTTGGGTTTTGCTTTAGGCTTTACTTTTGTTTTAGAAACATTAGTAACTTTTGCTGGAGCAACTTTAACTTCTTTGGGTTTTGGATTATATTGTTCTTGCCAATATGTTGAATTTAATATCCAGTTGTAGTACATCATTAAACCTTCGTTTAAATCAGTTATAGGATTGTAATCGAAATGCTTTTGTGCTTTTTCAATACTCAAAGAACCTCTACTAGGAAAATCTTTGTCTTTTTGTTTGACTTCAATATTTCCTTTTCCTACAATTGATTTAACTATTGTAGCGGCATCATAAAGTGTTACACCTTTTGATTTAGTAAGATTATATGTTTCATTCTTTGCTTTATCACTTGTGGTTGCTTGAACAATACCTGTAGCAACATCATTGACAAATGTAAAGTCTAGTTTTTCCATCTTACCATTAACAACAATCTTTTCGCCTGTGATTGCATTATGAAAGAACTTAGAAATAACTCTATCACATACATCTAAGGGCCCGTAGACAGCACTAGGACGAATGATAGTATGATTTAAGCCGTATTGTCTAGTATAGTCTTGTACTAATAACTCACCGGCATACTTCATAATCGCATATTGACCTTTTGGTATAACATCTTCCCATTCTTCTACACCATCAGAAAAATCTCCGTACACCATTGAAGAACTAATATAAGAAAAACGATCTACTCCTGTCTTTCTGCTTAGTTCTAATAAGTTTAATAAGCCTTCACTCATTACTTTAGAACCTTGAGTAGGATCAGCATTGACAACTTTTTGTCTGGGGAAACTTGCAAGATGAATTACAGCATCGAACTTTTCTTTTTCAAACAATGTTTTTAATTCAGGATTAGCAACATCAATTGTATAGATGTTTAGATTAACAGAACCAGTCATTCTATTTGCTATTCCAAAAAATCTTTCTTTCATTACAGCATCTAGTTCTTCATTATCTATAATGCCGTAATCTGTTTTAGTATCTAAAATAACAACATCATGTCCTTCGTTAATTAACTTAACTACAACGTGAGAGCCTATAAACCCTAATCCACCTGTAACACATATGTTTAATTTTTTCTTTTTTGATGCCATAGTTTACTCGTATTTTAATTTCCAATATGTAACTTCTTTGTCTGTGAAGTATGCTTTTATCGTATATTTATGTCCCATATAACTCGGTGAATTACTTCTTACCCACTTAGCAGTTGGGTTACTATTCTCCATGACATACTTGCCTGCTTCTGTTTGTTGCCATTCATATATAGCGGGTGCTACCATTAGATCAGGATCTTCAACATCACCCATATTAATATGGTGTACGTCTACTTCAGTTGCTTCCCATTCTTCTTTCATCTTATAAGTTTATATTATACAGACTCATATTACAAACTTATTGGGAAAATCTCTGCGATCACCTTTGCTACTTCTTTCGCAATTTCAATGTGTTCTAATTGCGTACCATTGGCACCACGTAACTCAATGTAATGAACCCAACTACGTAAGGTACCATTTACATACATTCGACTTACAGTATTTCCTTCTGGTAGTACTGCCCTTGCTTGTTCTTTAGCAATGCCGTTATCGATAGCCCAGTTGTATGCATCTAGTGAAGCATTGATGACACTACGTTGCTTGTCTTCCCACATTGCTTGTAACTCTACATCATCAGTAACCACACTGTTCTGTCTATTCTTAGGGTCTTGCAGTCTTGCTTCACGTACTTCAAAGTCTAAGTCTTTTGTAGGGTCTGCGTAACGTTGACTGAACTCCTGAAAAGAAAATGATCTATGACGTAAAATCTGTCTAGCAATATCACGTGTAGTTTCAATTTCTAAACATGCTGATACCATTTCAAGTGGCGACCAATGTTTATGCTTCATTAGATACTTAATAAGTTTTTCATTAGTATCACTGTTCATTTGATTACTTGGATTACTTACTCTTGCACAAAATGCAATTAGCCCTTGTGCATCACGTAGACTACTGTCAGCATCAAAAAGTTCTTTTGACGCCATGCTATGACTTATTAGTTTAACTTTCAATTTTATTCCTTAGTATAATAGAGTGAAGGGACCGAAGTCCCTTCTATAGTTTACAGAGATTTTATAGTCCACTTAGTAACTTGTCTGTCTCGGGTTGAACTGCATCTGCAATACGTTCTATATTAAGAATGAAATCTATGGATAAGATATCTTCTTCATATTCCTCTAACAATTTACCAACTATAATTTCTACTGTTTCAGAGTCAAGCCCTTGATTTAAGAACTTTTCAATGTTAATGGTTTTTTGTTTACGATCTCTCAGTCGAAGAACCAGTTTCTGTAAAAACTCTACAGGAATTTTATGTTTTTCCACATCTTCTAGGAGTCGTTCCCAGTCCTGTATTGAACGAGATTTGTCAGCCATGCTGACCTCCTATTTATTTTGCCGCTGTTTTCTTTCTTGCTGTTGTTTTTTTAGCAGTTGTTTTTCTTGCTGGTTTAGGCATCATTGCTTTTGCTTCTTTTATCAATCTTTTAGACTCTGCAATTAATCCTTTGGCTTCTGATTCCATGCGTTCTGCTTGTGCCATAAAGTCACGGGCTAATACATCATCGTTCATTGCCATATTAGGATTATCAGCATTAGTTCCCATAGTAGGTTCAGGTCTTACTTGATCTCCAATTAAGCCTTCCCTTCTACGTCTGACATCTGCTGGATCTTGTAGACCTGCCGATGCATCTGCTTCTGCTAATTTTTTAGTTGCCTCTGCTCCGGCTGCCATTTCGCCTAAGATTTTATTCAACTCATCTAAACGAATTGATTGATTAGGTCCCGGTGTCATTACAACATCTTCGGTTCTAATCTTCTTAAGCATTCCTTCTGCATGTAATACTTGAAGGATACGATCACCTGACTTAGTATATTGTCTGTTTAACGCATCAGCAAGTTCTTCACTATTCTGACCGATATCACTTTCAATAGTTGCCATCAAAGGATCGTGGATGTTTTGATTTAACAATTGTGTGTATGCGACTAAACACATATGTTCTTCATTTGGTACTTGACGAAAAATTACTGCGACCTTACGATCACCGTGTTTTCCTACGTGTCTTAAAAAACTCATTCTGTATTCTCCTATAGGTTTTTACATTAACAGTAATATTTAATACGAATTGAAGCCTTGAAAATATTTTTAGAGGTTCAATTTGCCCGTTTTATTAATTTGGCGTGTTTCTTATTAAACTTCTTTTGTTTCTTTTTAGGTAAAGGATGCAGTAAACACTTGCCGCATTTAGTTCCTATAAGATGGTATTTGTCAAATTCGCCTTCTCTAACAGCATGACAGATACATTTAAACATCTAAGACCAAGTAAGTTCAAATTGAACTGCTTCTTTTGGATCTTCAAATGCAAATGTTTTTTGATAGTAGGACATAAAATTATCTGTATTATCATTCACATTACTAATTACAGAAAATCTGCCGTGTAGTTTTTCAAGCACCCACTCCATATTTTCTTTATTAGCATGTGTTCTTACTGGTGTAAAATGAGCAGGTACTTGATCTATTAACATACGATTATTATACCATGTATCCAAATTAATATTTTCTATTTTCATTTATTTCTTCTTTCTTCATTACTTAAATTATATATGATCTCAATTTGTTCTAACAACTTAGTGAGAGCAGGGTTATCCTTTGATGCTTCAAGTATATCTCTATACATATGCCATCTTTCAAAAAATTTCTTTTCTTCTAACATTTCTGGGTTTTGATAAACTAACTTACGTTCTGCTAGATGCTTACCTAACGGTTTTGCATACACTGTATTACCCCCGTCTGGTGATTCGTAAATGAACTTATCCTCTGGGCCTGCTGATGCAGGCCTGTGAGGTTCTAAATTATCTTTGCTCATGCGGCTTGTTTGTGTTTATGCTCATCATAGATTGCCCAAGTACCGAAAGGGGGATTCGGCTCAGGGTCACCATGAATGATCCATGTAGTGTCGCAATAGTTTTCATCGCCCCAACTACCAAACGGGTAACCATCTGTGAATACGATTAAACGATTAGGCACACGACCTTCGTTTTTGAGATAGTTAAAGATACAATCAAAGTCAGTACCACCACCACCATAGATTTCATAGTCTGTGATATCATCTAAGTTATCACTATCAAATGTCTGAGGATTGTATACTTCAGTATCGAAACAGTGAACGTGAATCTTATAGTTAGTAAATACTTCCATAATACCCTGAATCTCTGAAAGGAAAAAGGTTCCTTGCTCAGATCCAATCGATCCTGACATATCTAAAAAAATATCAACATCAATCATTTCACCTGGGGTCATACCTGGCATGATTGCATCCTGATGCCAACCCCTACGAGAAGGCTTGATGAATGAATAGTCATTATTCATTGTGCTAGTCAAATTAGACTGAATGATATCGTCCCAGGGCATAACAGGTGCAGTCAAGTCTTTAATCATACGTTCAACACCTTTGGGCAATGAACCTGCTTCAGCACCTGACGCCGCATTGATGATTGCTTCTTTCATCTCCTGCTTAAGTGAATCTTTTTCTTCTTTAGACATTTTGACTGGGCCGGGCTTGTCACCATCTTCATCACCATCAGCACCTGCGCCTGCATCGCCATCCATATGTTCATCAAGCAATTGGTCTAACAATTGATCAATGTCAATAACTTCTGCATTCTCATATAGAATGTCATAGACTTGCTCTGCGGACATTTTGTCATACTTGTAGTCATACAAGCAAGGGACAGTAGTAATAAACTCACCAATGTTATGATTCTTTAAGTCTGCATTGACACAATAGTCATCAGCAATGTTCCATAGTTGAGGATCTCTGTCACCTCTACGATCCATGTGATCATAAACTACATGAAGAACCTCATGTGCTACAAGAAATTCTACTTCTTTTTTCTTTAGCATCATAATGAAACGTGAGTTGTAGTAAAAATGCTTACCATCAGTCGCCGCAGTCGGGCACCATTCGTCGGCATTAATAAGAGTCAAACGAGTAGCAAGATTGCCAAAGAATGAATGTCTGAGTAAGAGTGCAATACGGGCAGTGATTAAACGATCACGTGCTTGTGCATCTACTTGAGGGTCTGTAGGACCAACTAAGTGAGCCAGTTTGCTCTCTTTGTCGTTGTTAGTTGTTTTAGTATTTTTAGTCATTGTGTCAGTTCCGTTTGTCTAAAGTATGTATCTATTATACTACCTTTAGGGAGACAAGTCAAGTAAAAAGTTCGGAAAAGTGCAAGGAATGTCTCGTAACTTGCACTCTTCCAGGCCAGCAATCTAGTTGCCTGCCTCAACAATGTAGCCACCATATCGTTTGTGAAAGTCATCAAAGTTTTTCAACTGAGAAGGTTCGATTGGTAACTTGTAAGTTTTCAGTGCAACTTTTGCACCCATGACCACTAACTCTGTTTCAAAGTTAGCCATGATGTAGCCAAAAAAGTTGTCACACATTTCGTGGAACTTCTTGCTATCGACCTTATCAGTCTCAAGGGCACTCTTAAGTTCATAGCACATTGAGATAGTCAAAGAATACATTGCAGAAATTTCTTTGACATTCAAGTCTGTGACTTTGCCAGACAAAATATCTGATGGGTTAGGCATTTTACTAGCAATCTTACGATGTGCTACAAACTTAGTAGCAAGACCTTCGCCAACTGTACCAGCAACTAGATTATAAAGAGTCTCTGAATCCATGTCAGGCTCTTGTAGCAACTGAGAGACAAATGTCCATGTACGTGGGGTAGCAAATGCACGTGAAGAAGACTTAGCATCAAAATCATACAAGTCCTGTTTTGCAAATGATAAGTAACCAACTACATCTTCATGCACTTGATTCTCAATAGCCCAGTTCTGCCAAGAAGCAAAGTCAGGACGCATTTCTAAGTGAATGAAACGATTAGCAAGGGGCATCGGCATACGATATGTAACACCCTTGTCAGAGTCGCGGTTACCAGCGGCTACAATATGAACATTCTTAGGAAGAACATACTTGCCAACACGTCCATTAAGAACAAGTTGATATCCTGCAGCCTGCACTGCTGGTGGTGCTGAGTTCATTTCATCTAAGAAAAGAACAATGCATGGATACTGAGAAGCAAGTTCTTCAGTTGGAAGTTCGATTGGGGGAGCCCAATCCATAACACCTAAGTCTTTGTTGAAGAAAGGGATACCTCTGATATCAGTAGGCTCCATCTGCGCCATACGCAGATCAATCATATGACCACCTAACTCATTAGTGATCTCCTCGACAAGTTCAGACTTGCCAACTCCGGGAGGTCCCCATAAGAATGATGGACGATTTGCTTTCATAGCCGCTTTGATTGCGGGCTTTGCTTGTTGACTTGTTACAGTCAGATTTTCAGTTAATTGAGACATTTTTTAACTCCGTTGTTTTGATTTAATATACTAATTATACGACCTTTGGGTGCTAATGTCAAGCCTTTTTGCAAAATAATGGAAATTATATTGCCTATAAGAATCAACAACTTAGTCTCCCTCAGGTTCCATAAGGGTTAACATTAAGATATATTTCTCTATCATATCGCAGTTTTGTTGTATTTTTGCTCTATAATCGTCAGCGGCTTGCCAATTATTACGTTGTCTGCATCTGACTTCTATAGTGGATAATTCATCTACCATGGGAACAATGTTGTTCCACAGTTTTCTCATATCATAGTTAAATGATAGAGATTTGATCTGTTTCTGAAGTGAATCCAAATACTGTCTGGCTTCGATTGCGTTAGAGAATTTCTCATTCATACCCATAATTATACGACCTTCAGACAAGGATGTCAACCTTTATTTTATCATCCAACAGGTACAAAAAAAGTCATGGTTTGACTGTTGATGTGTTTTAAGATATTGATGGCCTAGATTCTGACTATGCATAAACCATTGATTAGCCTTTACATCTGTTTCTAGCCCAATACCATTTGCAACAGGACAGTTAATAGTTTTACCTGCTTTAAATGTATTTGCTTTGAGACCATTTTCAGATATAATTAAAAATGAAATAAAGTATTTGCTTAAGTCTATGCCTTCAAATTCAGGTTCATCTGGGCGGTTTTGTACTAGGTGAGTAAAGTGATCAAAATGAAATGTTACTGTGTCTGGATTGAGTAAGTATGCCCAACGTCTAAACTCGACTTCTACTCCGCAATAACTTTCCATTTCTGTTTTTATAATGTCTATTGCTTGTTCCCATTCAGGATATCCTTGAGTATAGAGTGAATAGTCTAATGCTAATTTATGATCAACCTGACCCCGTGCTAATTTATTGCCCTCAACATATCCTAGTTCACCGGGTTGTTCGTGGAAGTCAAATATTGTTTTTCCATTGACAATTTTTTTTGATGGTTCATTAGAAAATGCTTCTTTAGACTCTAACAGTTTGTCATAAAGATCACTTGGTAAAATATTACTTTTAGATGTATATTTGTATTGAAATGGATTGTACCATGTACTGTCTGCGAATTTTGCTTCTTCAGCATTTGACATGTGTTAATACACGCCTTTACCAAAGTCAGATTTGTTAGATTTTTTTGACTTTTTTTCTGGCTTGCCAGGTCTAATGAGTGGGGGACGACCATCACGTGCAATATCACCGAGTCCCATTGCTTTTGCACCTTTCTTCATAGTGTCTGGTCTGACATCTTTAGTTAATGCATAAGAAAATCTTGGATCATTCTTTTGTGCTTCACTTGGAATATATCCTGATGCTTCACCAATTGTAAATGGAGATCTTTTTGTACCAAAGTCCATGTATTTAATTTCAAACGGACCCTTATGTCCTTTTGATTTTAAGAGGGCAATATGCCTTTTAATTACATCTTCGTCTGAGTGTCTAACAGCCGGGTTACCGTCGACATACAAAGCATATTGATATTCTTCATTCACTTGAACTTCTACATCATCTTTAGAACTGCTGTTTATTCTTTCAACTGCGGCTAAAAAACTAACCATCTTGTCATAGTATTCTATATCTTTTGCAAGATTGTTCATTGCTAGTTTATATGCTTCACCTTTATCTTTATTTGATAATTCCATTTCAAACTTTATAGCCTGATCGACATACTTAGCAACTTCCATATTTTTCATGTTAAACTGTTTTGCTAACTGTTCTACTCCATCTTCGCCTTCTGCAATATTGACTTTACTATTATAAACACCAATAGATTCTTCAAATGTTCTTCTTAATAGTTCTTCTTCAATAGATAATTGTTTTGCTCTTAAATCATTACGCAAATCAAAAAGTGCTTGAAAGTAACCTTTTGATCTGATAGCCTTAAATGCTAAATTTTCAGGACCAAACTCTCCTTTGTTATCTAAACCTGCTTGTCTGTATCTTTTAATAATAGATAGCACATTGTTTACTTTTTCAATATCCTTTGACTTAAGACCTTCAATACAAAGTTCTTCTAGTCTTTCAAACTTATGTTCTGCTGATATTTCATCTAAGTTTGCTCTTTTCTTACTAGGGAAACGTGTGAATTTATCTTTCATCAGACTATATTCGCCTAAACTAGTATGTGCTTGTGCTGTATCTTGTACATATAACTCGACAGGAATGTCTCTGATTGTTATGTCATAAGTGTCATTGTATAAAGACTTCTTAGCATTGAATAGTTCTTTGTAAACATCTGACTCTGGTAGTTCTGCAAAATCTACAAGTAGATGCAGATCAATATCCGAATGAGGTGTGTATGTAAATGCAACATTACTACCAGTAATGATCACATCTTCTACAGCAAGATCAGGTATACCCATGTACTCAATAAAGTCATCAGTAATAATCTCTAATTGTTTTTTGATGTTTGGCTTCAATTTATTGTTTTCATCAAACAGCAAAGGATTCAACTCATCGTGGAAGTTGATCGCATCTTCAATTTTGAATTTTTCTAGTTCAAGTATGTTCATAGAAGTATTTATCGAAATAGGCGAGGGGCAAATAAATGCCCCTCTGGGTATTGGGTGACGAGGTTACCGTGAACCTCGGGGGACTAGGCCGCTAAGGCGTAGTCTTCCATTTCATAATTGTTGTCAATTATATGTTTTGCTTGATTTACAGTCATCGCCTACTGTGTTGTCTGCTCGGTTACTAATCACCTTGTCGAATCCCAATACACCCCCTCTGCTGTTTATTGGTGGAGGTGGCCGGAGTCGAACCGGCGTCCAAAGCGCCTTTTACTTCACTTCATACAACAATAATTACTTAAGTAGTTCTTTAATTACAAGAACTTTAATCACGGTATCTGCTACATCATCTATATCATCTTTTAGATACTTAACTTCAGTATGTATAGTATGTCTAGCATAACCAGTGTAGTAAGGTACTGCATTACTACCCATATGTACCATAGTGTTCCCACGTTTTTGATGTGTATGTAAACTATAGTGACGAGGATACTTTACAATCTTGTCATTGATGATACGAGTTGCACCTGTATATGCTTTAGAACTCTCACGGATGAGTCGTTCATCAGATTTCTCTGCATTTACTGGGCAAGCAATCATTATTGCAAAAAATGCTACAATTAATGTAGTACCTAACTGTGTTCCTGTTAACTTCATACACATCTCCTTTCGTTGAGAATGTATTTATTATAACACAAATAAACTCTAGGCATATACTTTTGGGTAAATGATTTTTAACTAAATACATACATGCGTTATTATGAATTCATAGTCGAGTACAAAACCGAAATTACTAAGAATAGGTTCGGCGACAAAATACTAGACAAACTACAAATGCAACACAATATTGATCTTAAGCCTGATATTGAAGACGGTAGACCTATGGGGCAACCGACTGACTATCAAAAAATGGCATTTAATATTATGGGTCTTAAACATCAATACCCACCGCAAATATGGAACTTATTAACACAAGAAACGTATGACAAACATAAAGACGATCTTGTTAATATGATCGTATCTGCTATGGAGCAAATTGATCCTACTGCAAACAAACAATACACACCTTATCTTCTTAATTGGTATGTTAACTCTGGTGAAATAGGATCATATGCATTTCCTGATTGGGAAGATGCTACTTCAACTCTTAAAGAATCATTAATAATGTATTACAAATTAAGAGAACGAATTCCAGAAAGATACAGAGACATTGGCCAATATAGTTCTGCATCAGACTTTATGAATGGTGTACAAGCACTTCAATCACAATATGGTAAACAAGAAAAATTAGATCCTGGTGATACAGAAGTTATCTATGACAGCAAATATGCAACAATCTATTGGGCTAAAGATGAAGAAGGGTCATGTTATTTAGGACAAGGAACACAGTGGTGTACAGCCGCTACTAGGTCTGACAATTATTTTGATCAGTATAATAAAAGAGGCCCTCTTTTAATTATTAACATGAAAGATAAAATAAGAACCTATGACGGCTGGCGAATAGACGAT